ATATGCGTCTTCAGGTAATGGCTGTTTATCTTGTCTTCCAGCATATGCACGATAAAGTAAAGGGAGTAAATTCCGCACTCCGTATTTCCATATTGGTGTTCTACTGGATAATTCTGATCAAAATTAAACTTTACCCCCATCACACTTCCTTGTTTCGTGACTTCATCCGCAAACTTCTTAATTCCAGGCGGAATCGGTTCGCCGGCGCTGTCAAAGTAGTAAATCTGTTTCCTCTTGACGTTGATAAACAAACTCACCCAGTGCGATCCAGGTTTGTAGTGGGGATCTAAATTGAAAATAATACCAATCTTCTTTTTACCACGATCAATCTGCTCCTTCAGGTTAAACTGACACAGCTCCTGCCATATACACTCTCCATACAGTTTTCGCGTATCATAATCTATGGGACTGGGACCCATGAAGACAAAGCACTTGTACGCCTTCTCGTACTGACGCATCACATCAATGATTTCCGTGCTGGACAGCCACTCGTTTGGTTTTTTCTTCCAGCTTGCTGGTGCGACGGGAGCGAACGCATGTAACAGATCATTACGGTCGGACTTGTTCACAAAACTCTGTTTCAACCAACACGATTCCTTGTCACACACATTCTTCAGTTTGTCCTGGAGAGAACCCCATATATCCGCTATATTCTTGCCTTCAATTGGGTCGTCTGGGTGGCGGATATTCCACAAACCCCGCAACTTGTATAGGTCTTCCTCTGTATAGCACGTAAAGTCCTTCGTGTCGTTATTCGGATTGGGACTACATCTCAATTTCTTTGTCTCCCTCCTGTCCTTGCTCGCCCTTTTCCTTGTTTTTGCGGTTGTCCTTGTTTTTGTCCTTTTTTTTGTGTTTGTCCTTATGGTTGTCTTTGTTTTTGATTTTGGTTTCTGTTGCCCCTTCATACTTTGTGTCTATATTTTTCTTTTTGCTCACACCTTTATTCTTCAACAATGGGTCGGCGAGATTGATATTTTTTTTACGCGGATACTCCTTCTTCTCCTTCTTAACCAATGTTTTTTGAACGAAGTTGTCCAACGTATTGGTGGGTCGTACATAAACACTCTTCAGAAATCTCTCGTCGGATTCCAATTGACAATCATTGTGCGTATCCGACATATCGTGCACAGGAGGGGAACGCGGAGCGATTCCTTCATATTCTCCCTGTAAAATATCCGTCCTATCTAACGCCTTAAAATAGTCAATGCATATTTTTAAGTAGGCTGAAAACATCAATGAAATATCGGGCGGAAGCTTGTCTACGTCGATATCCGAATCCTCCGGAACCGTATCGTACAATAGACATTTGGTCAATCCCAGGATACGCTTCTTGTAAAACCTCTTTTCCTTCGACTTGACTTTCGGATCGGTGGTAGCCAAGTGCTTGTTGGCTCTGGATGCGAATTCCTTGTTTGTCAAATACTGTAATGTGACATCGTTAATAAATGCGTCATCAGTAGATGTCATTCACGAAAGGTGTAGTGTAGTATATAAGTATTTTGTATTTTTCTTTATACCTCATTGTTTGCGATACAACAATGAGATACTTCGCGAATAATAGAAGACCGTCACATTACTTCAGACCGGCCATGCGGGTTTCCTCGCGCGTCGGAGTGTTGAACAATGTGTTGTGATTGTATTGTGGCATTCGATCGCACTTACTGAACTCCTGTTTGGTAAACAACAGTGGATGATTCTGCGCGACAGGTTTCGTGTTAGAACAGGCAGGAGTCATATACAAATCACTTGTGCTTTGTGGCACATATGTGCTCCTATCACAGTGTTGAAGGGCGAATATTTGGTTTTTTAGCTCCGACTCCGTGTTTACTTGCGAAGCATATCCAGACCAGGGAGCAGTGGCATTGCCTGGGTTAAATGTCATTCCCATATTGTAGGTAGGATTTACTTGAAGAGGGACGTTCAGCTGTCTGCGGGGATCAACAACCGGCATGATGGAATACTTCGTGGATGCGGGACGGACGTTCAGATACGGCTGAAGTGGTGCGGACGGAAGATTGCGCTGGTAGATTTCAGAATTCATTTGTGCCTCCATTTGAGTGGTGTTTGGTTGTTGGGACATCTGTTATATACCATGTATAGAATAAAATTACATTCATATACACGTCTTATTATCCTAAACATTATTTTGTCCACATATAACATATGGTCTCTTCACAATCATCGTTAAAACACCAAGAAAGAGTATTTGACTTGTTTATCTTATTCACCTATATCTTCTATGGTTCTGCCATTATTGGAGTGTCGTTTATCAAACCAGCATGGTTTCTCACAGTAGACTATATCGCTAAGATATATGTTGCGTTGTTTCTCATGTATAGATACAACCCGTATCTTGAGAGGCCCAAATACACCCCCCTTGATCGCAAAGTGAGTTTCCATGCGGGTATATTTATCCTGATCACGCTGATTACTAAGTCTATTTTGGTGAACTATCTCGGCCAAGATTCAAAATGGGTAAAGGACTCGGGTATCTGTTCTACCAGAGAACATCAATCAGGAGTTGACGACATGATTGGAACTTTATAAGTGACAAAAAGGAAATATAAATGAAATCATATGTTGTTCTGTGAGGATACTACACAAAACAACATACATTATACTATACTATGGCAGATGTTATCGTCGGCGGCGTATTTTTGGGATTGATTGCGGTGATGGTATTGGGGTTAATGATGAACTCAAAAGGAAGGGTGCATCCTTCTTAGGAAGATCTAATGAAAAAAGTTCTGAAGAAGAACCATAATCTGTTTTGTAACGATTTTGTCGATATCATATGAGCGTGTCTCTTTTACAATATATGTATACTTGTACTCGTGTATTTTTGCTCGCATATAGTGAATATATCTATTTTGGGTGTATACCTTAATACCCAATCTATGTGAAACAGTTGAATCCAGAAACCGGTTTACCATGACATTCATTGAAATGGTGTGGATATATGGAGTCACTTTGATGTAATATACATTGTCCATATTTTCATGATAGATGTCATCTATAAAGCATATGCGTGTTTCTTTCGGAAGTTTCGCACATCGTACCAGATCAGTCGTTGACTTCTCGTTTGACGTACGACAAACTTCCTCTATTTTCCCACGCACCTTGAACGCACCAATGATTGAATCGAATAGAATGTAGTCAAGTTTTTTATGTATATATCTTTTTATCATATGTGCCCAGTCTCTGGGCCCCTGGTTGTTTGTATATATCAATACCTTACTACACATACCATCTTGTTTCTTTTTTTTTAAGTATGTAAGAACAGAGAACAAATTCGGACGAATGACTTCGGGAAACAGCTGTAAGGTTTTCGCAAATATCCATTCACGATTGATCTGTCCAGCGTTCAAATATTTAATCAACGAGTCGTAAAATATCCCAAATTCGGTAAAATATCCAATCGTTTCGTCCAGGTCGAAAACTACCACCTTTGATGTCTGTTCTTGTGCCATAATCTATTTACCTACTTCTATACACGGAGAATATATATTAGGATACATCAGGCTCATATTTTTTTGTGGAAGTAGTATAATAACAAGACTTCATCCTCATGACAAGCTTGACAAAAACAGACTATCTAAAAATACTTCAGTATTATGATATTTCTATACCCAAGAAGCTTGTGCACATTAAGTCAAAGGCTGAGTCGGTTCTGGCAAACAAACTATGTAGATGCATCAAAAAGGTTTCTCCTGCAAACGAAGCACGAGGCATCGGTATATGTACACGATCCATATTCAACAAAAAGGGGCTGGTTCGTGGTTCATTCAAGTGTAGGAAATCCGTAAAACATGTAACTATTAAAAAGAAGAGGAAGAACAAGTTGTCAAAAAAAACCAGAAAGAGAGCTACAAAGGGATAACTGGGTGTTCATGTGCTGACATCCATCTGATGTTTGTCGATAATGGTTGTCCTGGCGATTGTTCGGACGATTTTGCCGAAATCGCGTCGCTCAGCCACCTCGTCTGCCGGACCCATGGCCTGAACCATCATCTTGAGATAGATGTCGTTCTTCTTGCTATCATATTGGTCATAACCCGGATTCTGCCTCTGCCAATCGTCAAACAACATAATGTTCTTGTTCGACAGATCCTTGATTGCCTTCTTCAGCTTGTCCTGGCTCGACGTGTCTTTCTCCCACACGTCCTTGTCCTTGATATGGATCACCTCCCGCTTCAAATCGCTACAATGAATTGGTCGCTTTGTCACCTCTAATTCATTCAATCCTTTCACAAACATGCGCGATATTCCCTCAGCATATCCCAACTCGCCGACGCTTTCCAGATCTTGAACGCTTAACTGCAGAGACTTGATGAAATCCTGGATGTTCATGGCATCTTTACATGTCTCGTTCAAGAAGAACTGAAGGTTGAATGTCTTGTTGTGCGAGTTTGTATGCGTGATGGTGTTGTGACTGTTGTTCGTACTGCCGTTCTGGGACAACTCAATGACATGTTTCTGAAGCTGGTTGTTCTGCTGAAGAAGGTCGATGATAACCTTGTCTTTGTCCAGCACTGGAGCTGTCGTAACAGATGTAGCAACAACGACATCGTCTTCGCACATGGAAGGTGGACACCGTTGTTTGTGGTTCCACAGAGACGAGGCGTGACTGTAAGCTTTGCCACATTCGCAAGAATAGAGACGACGTGTCGTCTCAGGCATTTTTTGGCATTTTTTGTTCGTCGATGTTCGTATTTGGTGTTTCCGT